CTATGTTTGTGTATAGACCCACTAAACCAAATGCCGTCATCAGATTTATGGCCAAGTATCTTCTTGGCTTTAAATGGCATGACGAATAAATTGGAGATATTCTCCAATACGAGAACTTTAGACCGTTCTTGTTTTTTTTAATCGTAACAAAAGGAGATAAAATGTTACACGCTATCACAAAGGTGGTGGATTCACATCCAAAATTAACACCAAAAAAAATAAATCATTTCAAATCTAAATTAGGAAAACCATTGGATTCTTATCCAAATTACCTTCCTTTTTATGAAGATTTGTTGATTAACAAATCACTAAAGCCTGGAAATTCATATATCGTACTAATCAAAGTAAAACATCTTTTTGCTGATGACAAATACAATAGAATTGATGAATTGAATTTGACTAAGGTTATGGAAAATCTTGAATCACTTAAAGGATTTTCATATAGCGCAGCAAATACTCTAGTTGCTTATTTGAGACCTGATGGTAAATTAGTTTTAACGCAAGGTAACCATCGTGCAGCAAAATGTTACCTCACTCAAGGTCCTGATGCCTATGTTGTAGTTAATGTTTTTGTACACGCTTCAATAACAATTGAAGAATGTATTGAAATTGAATCAATAAACTTCACAACCGACAACAATTTGCGTTGGAATATGGTTCAAAAGCATAAGTTTAAAGGCAACTTTCACGCAAAACAAACTAAAGCTGTTGAACTATATAATTTTGTAAAACCTTTTGGTGTTTCTATTGCAGGAACAAATGAAGGTGATTATGTGGCCACACACACTTTTGAATCCTATGGCAACTTAGAAGAAGCTATAGGACTTGATGATACAAAAACTAAAGAATATGTAACTAAAGCTTTAATTTCCTTGACAACACATTTGAAAAAGGAAAAAGATATTAAGGGATTTTTGTTTGTTGGTTTAGTCTTATTTCAAAAAGTTTTCAACACTCGTTTGGATAAAATTCAAAAAAACAACGCTTCAATTTGTTCGTTCAATGATTTTATTAAATATATATTTGAAGAACGTAAAATGTTTAATGGATCTGGACCATCGACTACACAATCCGATATTGTCGAAGATTCTGGTGGAATTAAGGTTCGTGAATTTTTTGCTTCCAGATTCGTAGTTCTTTTCAATGAGTATTGTTTCAGTAGAAACATTGATTTTAAACGTGGTGGTTTAAAAGGAAATTGTGCTATTCCAGAAACTTGTGATGAGTGGAAAACATTAGTTGAAAATTTATCAGCAGTTAAAATGAGACTATTATCAGCTGAACGTTTCTAATTGACTTGACATGGCCTTCGGGCCATGTTATAATTTTATTTTATATTATGGAGTATTTGAATGTCACACATTTTATGGGTCGAGAAGTATCGTCCTAAGACCATCGAAGATTGTATTCTTCCTGATGGCATCAAGGCCACATTTCAGGAGTATGTAAACCGCAAAGAGATTCCCAATCTCTTGTTGGCTGGTTCTGCTGGTGTTGGTAAAACCACAATTGCAAAGGCTCTCTGTGAAGAAGTCGGTTGTGATTACATTATGATTAACGGTTCAGATGAATCAGGTATTGATGTTCTACGGAACAAAATCAAGAACTACGCATCATCTATGTCCTTGTCAGGCGGCCGCAAGGTTGTTATCATTGACGAAGCAGACTATCTAAATCCAAATTCAACTCAACCTGCGTTGCGTGGTGCTATCGAGGAGTTCTCATCCAACTGTTCGTTCATCTTCACATGTAACTTTAAGAACAGAATCATTGACCCGATTCATTCACGTTGTACCGTTATTGACTTTAAAATCAATGGCAGTAAACAGAAGATGGCTGCAGGATTCTTTAAACGTGTTGAATGGATTTTAGAACAAGAAGGTGTTACATACGATAAGCAAGTGGTTGCTGCCGTTATCACCAAACATTTTCCCGATAATCGCCGTGTTCTGAACGAACTACAACGTTATAGTGTTAGTGGCACAATCGACAAAGGCATCTTGGCCTCGGTTTCTGATGTACAGATGAGTGAACTGGTGTCTTCTATTATGAACAAGGACTTCACTTCTTGTCGAAAATGGACTACAAACAACCTCGACAACGATATCACCAGAATCTTTAGAAACATCTATGATTCATTGTATGAGAAGTTGAAACCCAACTCTGTACCACAAATGGTACTAATTTTGGCTAAGTATCAATATCAGTCAGCCTTTGTTGCAGACCATGAAATCAATTTGATTGCCTGCCTTACAGAACTAATGGTTGAATGTGAATTCAAATGAGTCCGTTCGACTATGCCGATTACATCCTGAGAAAGAAGGTGCCGGATGGTGAATTGGACTACAAAGATTATGCACCTTTCCTAATCAATAGGTCTCTCTCCAACCACTTAGATTGTGTCTTGTATGTCAATGACATGAACTTGTGGCCAGGTATTGACAAAGACATGCAATACCAGTATCTTCTAAATAGTATCAGGCCTATGAAACGTAAATTCGTTCCGTGGCAGAAGGCCGATTCTGATAAGGATATTGAGTGTGTGAAGACCTATTTTGGTTACTCTAATGCCAAGGCCAAAGAGGCCCTACGTATTCTTACTGATGAACAAATCGCTGATATAAAAACAAAAATAGATACAGGCGGAGTGAAGAATAATGATAGACATTAAAGATTTAGTTGAAGTGACATTGGATGACAAAGATGATTTTTTAAAGGTACGTGAGACACTGACCCGTATTGGTGTCGCCTCCAAGAAAGACCAAACATTATACCAATCTTGCCACATACTCCACAAACGTGGTCAATACTACGTGGTACATTTTAAAGAACTATTCGCCTTAGATGGCAAAACAACAGACATTACCGAAAACGACCTATCACGCAGGAATGCTATTGCAAACCTATTGGAAGATTGGGGCTTGGTAAAGTTAGTGAATAAAAAACAAACCGAGGTGCCACCACCTATTTTCCTGTCACAGATTAAAATATTGTCACACAAGGAAAAGAACGATTGGCAACTTACACCAAAGTATAATATTGGTAAGAAACCAAATGGTGGTTGACAACTAGTATAAATACTGATATAATAGTCCCATCGGGATGGGAAAAGTCAAAGGTGGAACCTGGTCCTACCGAGACTTAATACTCCAGGAAAAAGGTGCTCCACCTACCTTAGGAGCGTTAGTAAAACGGGCAGACGTAACTGCCGCTGGATAACGTAACCAGTACTTTAACCGATACGCCTTCGGGGTATCAATTTTTAATCTCGCTTTTAGGAGAAACTTATGACTAATCTTAAAGATTATTTCGGTGTCGATTTCGGCAAAATTCAACCATTCACCGTGGGATTTGATGACACAATGTCAATCATGCGTGAAGCTGCAGCGGCTGCATCTAAAGCCGTATCTTATCCTCCATACAACATCAAACAAGTATCTGCAAACAAGTACGTCATTGAAATGGCTGTTGCTGGTTTTGCTAAGTCTGATATTGAGATGACTTTGGAAGGAAACAAACTTGTAATTAAAGCTGCATCTAAAGACGCAGAGGAAGAAGAATATTTGTACAAAGGCATTGCCAACCGTGCATTTGAACGTACCTTCACTCTCGCAGACAAAGTTGAAATCAAAGATGCAGAGTTGATGAATGGTATGTTGAAAATTTGGCTAGAAAACATGGTCAAAGCACAAGATGCTATTAAGAAAATTTCAATCAAGGCCAAAGAATGAAAAGATTTCTACAAAGCATACTTGAAGCCATACAGGCCATCAAGAAACACAGGTCAGACGATACCTTAAAAGGTAGATAACCATAAGGGGTCTTGACAGACCCCTTTTTTTATGTTATAATATATACATTATGAAAACTGAAAAACAATACATCAAAAAAGTTCGTGTTAAAACCACGTTGGAGAATTACTACGTTTGTTCACCAGAGACTAAAGAGATTGATGGTGTTCAATTTGTTTACGTAATTAAGAACATTGGTATTAGGGAAACACCTAAATTAATGCGGAAAGAATCATTAGAATATATCAGATAAGGGCTGATAGCTTAATGGTAAAGCAGTGAACTCATAATTCATTGAGTCTAGGTTCAATTCCTAGTCAGCCCACCAATTTTAAAAAAACATGAAAACAAAATTTCGTAATGCATATATGAAAGTTGCCGAGACATTTGCAGAATTGTCCTCGGCTCGTAGACTTCATGTTGGTGCTATTGTAGTAAAGGACGACCGCATCATAAGTATTGGTTATAATGGTATGCCTTCTGGTTGGGATAACAACTGTGAAGATAAAATCTATTGTGATGATGGTGATTGTTTAGAACAACAGTTACCAAAAGAATCAGATACATGGAAAAAATATAAACTTAAAACCAAACCAGAGGTGCTTCATGCGGAAACAAATGCAATCGCTAAGTTGGCAAAGTCTACCGAATCTGGTATGGGTGCTACTATGTTTATCACCCACGCTCCATGTTTGGACTGTGCCAAACTTATCTACCAAAGTGGTATTAGCAGTGTTCTATATCGGAACTCTTATCGGAGTGATGATGGTATCGAATTCCTACAAAAAGCATCAGTCTGGGTAGAAAAAATCTAATTCTCCTAAATAACTTAGGGTAATTATGCCCTTAGGAGACCAGGATGATTATTCGTGTGGTTAACTGTCCAGACAAAGATTTTAAGCCCTTTGTTGAAAGAGCAGCCCAATTCTTCGCTAAAGAATTGATACCAAATACACGAATAAGAAATAATTGTATAACAGAAATTAAATTTTGTACCAAAATAACTGAATATGGTTTTGCTAGTATTGAAGATTATAATACAAAAAAACTACCTAGACAATTCCTAATAGAAATTAATCCAAATATTGGATCCAGAAGAATACTGGAAACTTTGGCACATGAAATGGTTCATGTGAAACAATACATTGATGGTGAAACGAATGATGAGTTGACCCGATGGAGAGGTAAACGGGTTGATCCAGACAAAATAGATTATTGGGTTCAGCCATGGGAGATAGATGCTTACGGCCGTGAACCAGGACTACTTACGAAGTTTGCTATATCTGAACACTTGTGGGAAACGTTCTCCGACTTTGTTGATCCATCCGGTCCAATAAATTATAATCCGATTGCATGGAAAAAAGAATAAAAATATGTCGCATCCAACTCAACAAGAATTTGTTAAAAAATTATCAAACGAATTTCCACAAAATTTTAACAACATAAAGATGCTGGAGGTTGGAAGTTTAAACATCAACGGTACAATGAGAACTCATTTTACAAATTGTGAATATGTTGGTGTTG